CATCTACACTTCGTTGAAGATAGTTGGTATAAAATTGAGATTGACCCGCTTGTCTCCCATAAAATGGGTCCGCAATATCCGAAGTAAAGACCGATATACCAGCCATATTGTTGGTCGCAATAAGTTGGGCGATGTCCCCATCTATAACTCTTGCTCGATACCATGGGGCACCCATACTTCCTTTACGACGATTTGCAGTATCTCTCGTATATGGGAGTCCAGGTTTAAAACCACCACCAAACCATTTATTGATACCAGACCAATAGAATTCACTAAAATTCCACCGTGCTACTTTAGTAGTGACGAGTAACCCCAATAATTCTTCACTTGGTTGGTAACTGGTCGGGGGGAGTGATTCGATGGGTCTACAACTTTCCTTTTCCTGACCACATAATTCGGCCTGACACGGGTCTAATACCCCTAAATCCATTATGGTGGTAGGAAAATTAATACCACAATGTTCTATAGTCGATAATGCCAGAGTATCCACTAAATTATTTTGATTTGAACCGGTATTACTTTCCCAATAGGAAGTTACATTAAGAGGCCAATTGGAGTTGCTGTCAATATTAGGATTTTGGCTTATGAATCCATCATTTAAAGTAAAAGGACAACTTCGATAGTAATAATTAATTTTACCATCCTTTTCTGTTTGTTTCCAGATAACTCTATCGGGATAAAAATCAGTAGTGGTAGTTTTTTTATTAAATTTAAAATGATATAAAGTCCCATTAACCCAGTTATTACTAAATTTCATATTAAAAACTCCTCGACACAAACCACCATAAATATTCGCTAATACTCTCCATTGATTGAGAGATTTAAACATGTCCACCACCGTACTTATCATTCCTAATAACCACCCAATCAATAACCCTATGCCGGCGACCCCTAAGATAATGGGTCCTGCAGGTGCAGGAATAAAACTCACCCCTGTCCACACTATTAAGGTAGCGGCAACAGAAACTGGCACATCTTTACTCCATGTTAAGACATAACACCCTGCGGGGTAAATTGGCCTAAAATTGAAGAAGTCATTCTGAGAGTCAAATAATCCGTTCCAATCAATATCTAACCAATCTCTTCCTCTCCAAAACTTTGCATTATCTTTAAATCCCGGCATCTGACAATTACCCTGTTCTCTTTCTCCTCCACCTAACACACTTTCTAAATCATCACCACTTGCTTCTTGGACAGTCTCACTCCCCCCTCCCCATATCATGGGAGGGATAAATTCATATGGAGAACCACAATTACAAGGTTCACATGTAGGATAATTAAAGACTCTCTTTACCACTCTAAAATTTTTCAATAATAAAACTATGGTAGGCCAGACTATAAAAGTACCAGCGAGAATATTAAAAATAAATTGGACTATCCACGATGCTAACATTAAACTCAATGCAAATGCAGGAGCATTATAAGTAGCAATACTCATTTCATCACTCGAGAGTTTACATGTGGTCCAAAATTGGTATAACATAAGGATGACCGCCATGACCGTAGAGAGAGCCGCAAAAATAACGGTGACCAGTTGTGTGACCCTATTAATTTGATTTTGGGTGAACAACATATCTCCACCCCTAAATACATCATTACTAGGAAAGGATTGGGTCACATCCTTACATCCTTCTTGAGCGGGGGGATTAATTCCCTTAATACCTAAGAACTGCCACCGACCATTAGAGTCTCCCCTCACATGTTGGGTCTCCCCCACATGTTTACGATAATTGTCGATAAAACTCGCTACCGTATAAACTCTATTAGGAGAGAATTCATAAAAATAATCTTCACATTTATAAGCGGGAGAATTTTCCCAAGACCCGTTGCTATCCAAAGGATAATCTACTAATTTATTAGAAAAAACATAACTTGGGGAGGTATAGGTTTCATTAGTCAATGGGTTAGTGTAGAGGATGCCAGGCACACTCTCATCTACATATTCCCTTAAATTAGGAAGTAGATAACTTCCATTTCGTATACTAGTCCCTGGTGTATCGAAACTTATCCTAAATCTATATTTTGCTTTAGTGGGAATACCAATCGTTGGGTCTGCCGATAAAACTTGATTCCCGTATTCGTTAGTAATTATGAAATCCAAATTCATTGGAAGTTGGGTGACCCATGTACCCTCAGAATCGATTACTTGCCCTCCTTTTTCTAAAGTAAAATATTCCAATTTAGGGGTACAACCATCTTCTTCAGTGTAGATGGTGTGTCTTACACTTTCAATTCGTCCACTACCCGTGGTAAGTCCACACATTTGGCCTTGGTACTTAGATGGGGTTCCTTCTATTTCTACATAATTCTCATCGTTATCGGTAATAGAAGAACCCATGAAGGTAGCGGTCGGTAAAATTTCTACACCCGAATCACGTAAATCAAAATCTAATCGCGTGATACCGACGCTACATAATTCATCGTCACCCCAAAAGGGTATAACTTGTGCAGCTTTATTTTGAATAACGATTTGAGGAAGTGAGTCAAGGTCATTGGATGTTTTAAATTCTAGAGAGTTTTTAAATTCTTGTGGACTTCTTCCTTGTGCGATAAAATTATAAGGTCTAAGAGAGTAACAACCTATATCACTTACATCGATACTAATATGGATAGTCTGGGTGCCCAAAGGAATACCCCATAACATGTAATCCCCACTTTCATTAGTCTTAGTGGTATACTTATAATACTTTTCAAAAACTTCTAAAACTATGGGATTATTAATAACTTCTTCTGCACTATAGAAATTACCCGTTGCATTATGATTACAACCCGTACTCTCTTTAGGTAATAAATTATACCTATATCCCTTTTCATTTTTATCATTAACCTCCTTATAAGGGTAAAGTTCTTTAATAAGTGGATTATTTTCATCCTCTTCAGAAATGGGAATAAAAACGGAAATTTTTGCATTAGGGAGTCCAAATCCACTGTTCGCAAGAGCCCTTCCTACAATAACACCATAATCAGCACACATCCGGGTATAGACTTCTGATTTGACTATTTTTAGACTTAAAATCTCCAGTAAATCAAAATCCTGTTCTAGTTTGATTTGGATATTTTTATCTTGCTGTGGAGTAGCTTTTATTCTTATTGATTTGGGCATAAAGTGTCTTTAACAAATAAATAGTTATCTACTTAAAACCAAATTTATAGAATAGAACAAATATGTAAACTAATTAAGTGATAGTTGTGTGAGTATTAGATTTAACTCTCACCACAATATCCTTGGTCGGGAATTTGATTTGGAAGGATTGGTTTGGTTGGGCAAAGATGGTACCATCAATTAATTCGATTTGTTTGGTGGTAGGATTAGAATACCGTTGAGATACTTCATTACTAGAGTAACGGTCCCCAACTTTATTATAAAGACGAGTATCAATTACATTAACAACCCCATCTTGTAAGGAAATATTACGAATAAGTTCTCCTACATATACATCTTGACCCATTTCTTTGGTCGCTGGACTCATAAACTCATCTACCGTATTGATAATATTAGCTACCAATTCTCCTTGATTAAAAGATGCAGTCACTAAGACATCTACTTCAACGGCCAAATCAATAACTTGAGCGGCCTGAATAAATATATAATCATTTAACATACGATAATCGGATAAATATTCTGCGATATTATCCATTAAAGTACTACTCACTTTGGATGTGAGAGTACCTGAGGTATCATAGGATAATAAATTGACTAGAATTTTATTTTCTTCTTCTAATACACCACATTTTGCAGGTGCACCAAAAATACCCGGCATTCCATCTATTAATGCTCGATAATCTGTAATGGTAACTGCTCGCTTTTGGGCCGAAAAATTAAATCCAATATAATTTCTGATTTCTTCAATCGTAGGTTGATTAGCACCTCCTACTGCAGCAGTCACGTTATTAACCCGTAAAGATTCTTCCACAGAAGTATTAATATTTTGATTAGGACCATTAATAACAAAATCTATAATTCCAAAACTAGTGATAGAATTAGGTCCAACATTAGTGCTTTTACCACCCCCCACACGATATTGAATAAATAAAGTGGTGTTAGAAGTTGGGGTCTCACCTAAGGACAGATTATCCATATATCTACTTAAATCCATCGCAAATCCTTTTTGAGTGAAGTCTTCCAAACTATCTTGAGCGGAAGTATTTCCACCTCCTAAGGTTAAATAGAAAAATCCTTCAGGGGTATATTCAGTAATAAACCGTCTATTCACTCTCTCCCATTTCCCCACTTTAATCCCTGCAATGTCTGACTTTTTAGTAGGGTCAATAACAAAAACCTTATCTTCCGCCAATGCATCCACTTCATGCCATTTATTGGTTGAAGTTAAAAATTCCGTGGATTGGGGGAGTGCTTGTGTCGTCGTACCGTCTTTTTGGATAACCCCTGTTACTCCTAGTATATTTTTTTCTGGGAGATAAATTTTTAAAAAGGGAAGAACATCAGTGTCGGTTATGACTCTTCTAAAGACTTTAGTTATTCCATTCACTACAACTTCTCGTTTAGTTACATTATAACTCACTACAGTCCCTTCTGCGTTGAAGTTAGGGACTTTTGTCCGATTAGGGAATCCCGTGGAGTCGAATGGACTCGCAAAATCTACATCATAGATATTTTCATAGATTTGTCCACCACCTTTTACTTGTGACCCTCTTCTTAATTGCCCCAAATATCTTACATCTTCCTTATCTCCACCTCCTGAGACTTGAGCGACAGGAACGGTGAGAGTAAAATCACATACACTTACCGCAGGACGATTACCCGGAATCTTTAACCCATAAGTTCGTGCAATATTAAAAAGAGAATTACGTTGGTTTGCAAATTGCAGTACCGTTTCTTGTAAACTACGGTCAATATGGTAGTGTAAATTATCTGCAACTGCCGCATTTAAATCTAGAAAAACAGAAAATAAAGATGCGTCATTAGCATTTTGAATTAAATCTGGGTATTGTTGTTTAACATAACTTAGAAGTTCACTTCTGATTCCCACAAAATCTCTTTCGGTATAAGCTATTTTATTATTTGCCATCTTATAGGTTAATTATTATAAAATCTTTACTCTCAAAGGAGTTACTGGTTATGACAAAATCTATCTTAATTTTTGCCGTGTGTTCTTTAAGTCCCTCACCTGCAATCCTAAAAACTCTAGGGTCATTATCACTAACGAGTGTACCGGGAACTTCTTCCGCTTCTAAAGCGGGTTCTACGGTCACTGCAGTAATTTTAAGGTTAGGGATATATTTGGAAACTTGTTCTCGTATTTCGGATTCTATGGATTCAAAAGTTACACTATCTAAGGGTTCAAAAATATATTCATAAAGGCGAGTACCAAAATCAGGTAAAAAATAACGTGTACCCTTACGAGTTAGAAGTAAATGAATTAAATTAGCACGAATTTCTGCTTCTGGAGTTTCAGTTAACTGTAAATAGTAACCGAGCTCACTATCTTGAAAGGGGAAATCTATTCCATATGTACCAAATTCTGACATTTTCTTTTACATATAAATACTCTTAATTTAGATTCTATAAAGAGATAATGAAAACTTCCCGATTGTATAGGTGGGGTTTAAGGGTTACACCATACAATTCACTTACATTTTTTAATATTTTTTTGACTTTCTCATTGTTTCCTGTAATAATTTCTATTTTTTCGGTCCCATATAAAATATGGTCTTCAATGAAACTTTCAATAATTGAGGTGGTTTCGGTTATTCTATACCCATGTAAGTCTAGCTGTGTCATGTCGTTGATAAGGTTTAGATTCATTCTCCCTTATGGGGTATGATGGGCAATGAACACACCCATTTTCACAACATTTTCCATTTTTTAACAACTGATGTTCCGTTAAAGGTTGGTTTTCCTTTTTTCTTAGGTTTCCTCTATTTACCATTTCTTTATGGTATAAATCTGTAATCCAATCATCTCGTCTCATTATGGTGTAGTGTTAAGATTAATATCGATTTCACATTGTCCTCCTGCACAGGCTAATTCACCAGTTAAATTAGTATTATCATCTAATTCTATAACATGGGTTAGGTCAATCTCCCCTAAACTTTTTAACATTTTATGATAGGTTTCTTCAGTACAGTCCTCAAATGGTGCTTGTTTGTAGGTACCTCCATTAAAAGGTAATACAGACAACCCATTATAGTGTTCTCTATTTTCCCACATCCATTCTCCCGCTAATTCCCAATCTTCCTCTTTAAGTGAAATGGTTGCGGATACATTATGGGTGTTAGAACCTTTTCTATGTCCTGCTTTAACCCATGTTTTAGAAATTAACTTTATTCTTTCCAGTAATTGGAATGGTGATTCTGTTCTCATAATTGCACCTTCTGGAGCTTTCTGTGGTACCTCAATAACTGCAGTGTCATGAGGTCTAAAATATTCATCTTCTAATAATTCCGGATGGTTTTGAAGAAGATAATGATAAATGGATTCATTTTTACCGACTCTCATTCTTCTAATATAATAATCGTGATGCCATGCATGAATTCCTGAAGAAGTTCCCAAAGTTAAAGAGGTAGTCCCTGCAGGTTTAACTGTTGTACATCTTGCAGCAGGATTAATTTCTAACAATTTAGAAACTCTAGTATTTTCTCGTTTAACTAAACGACCTGCTTGGGTCATATCATAACCTAATACCGTACCACTCCCTATACCAGTCATCGATACTCCTATAAGTGCTTCCTTTTCGGTAGTCTCTTGCCATATCTCTCTTAGATAATGAAAATCAGTATACCCCGCTTGTAAGGTTCCTATAAATGCAGCAGTTTTAACTCGTTGATTTAAATCTTCTTGGGAGTCGATATTAGAAACATTAACTTCACATAAATTACAGAATTGATATGGTCTTAAAGCAATCTCACAACATGGATTAGTTCCCCAATCTTTATCATTTGAAAAATATATTCCTGGTTCCCCCGCATTACTTAACTCTACTCTTTTCCATAAATCTAAAAAGAAATCTTTAGTTACTTTGTGTCTCATTAAAACTGCGGAATTATTTGCTCGTCCTCTTTGAGGATTAAGCTCCCACCAATTTCCTGCTTTACATCCAATCATTTCTGTATCATCCGCACTAAATAAACTAATTAAGGCAGCTCTTCTAATGCCACCAGCTAAAACCGCATCTGCTACATAACAGACAATGTCATGTACTTCTAGTGGAGATAATTTATCCCCATCTTCTTTTTCACTTAAAAGACCTTCTATTTTCACTAAACATTCTTTTAGTGGTTGGGGTCCCGGTGCTTTTCCACCGGATGTAACTAATCTTGCACCTTTTGGTCTAATATCCGAATAATCAAATTCTATTCTAGAACTTTTTCCATTAAGATAAGACTTCATTAAAACTTTTATTGAATCAGCCCAACCTTCAATGGAGTCACCAATTAAAAATCTTCTTTTCCTCTTAACATAAGGTCTATTGACTGGGGGTAATTTCTCCACATGGTGTTTCTGTACTGAATATCCAACACCAGTTCCACCCAAGAGTAAAAACATACACTCACTAAATGAATCAATATGGTCAATTGGCATATAAGCACAATTGTAAATTCGGTTTGGTGATATCTCTATGGGTTTACCACCGAATTGCATACTTCTCATTGAGGGTAAAACCTTTTTGTCGTATACCAATTGGTAGTTTTTTTCTATTTCTTCTTTTAAAGAAGGATACTTTTTAATATGCATATTTTTATTTCTAGTCACTAATTCTTCCCAACTTTCTCTTCGATTTAATTCGGGAAGGTATTTTGCATATTTCATATGAACTGTTATATCAGATAATATTCTGCTTGAAATCTCCATATTGTTATTATTTTTATTAAGTTATTGGTTTATTGTTTGACGCCTACGTTCTAAAGCTTGTCTTACTCTTTCCGCATTTCGTCTTTCTCTATCATGTTCTAAATCTAATAAGGTTTGTGATTGGTCGGTATCAATTTCTAATGTTTCATTATTAAATGTACAATTTTCAAATACCACACCATCTTTCCCTACTCGCGATTTAGTTATTGCAATGGTCGCGAGACCCATTTCTTTTTGTTGTAAAGTCTTAGCCACTGTTATGATTACATGACCTACCTGTGCTTTTTTAATCGACCCACCCATCATATCCGTCGTCACTACTTCCGCACTAATAGAAGTTCTGTTACCTTGGGAAGCAGTCCATCCTACCACATCTAATTCAGTACACATACTCTCAAATTGTCTCATTACTACTCCTTCTCCTTGCCAAACTTCATTAAAATGTTTATCTGGTAATACACAATCAATATAATCAATTACAATCATATCAAATTGATGCCCTTCAGCTACTAATTTCCTAATACGATTTTTAATTTTATTAATGGTAATACTATCGGAAGGTAATTTTTCTAATATAAGCTTTCCTCTTCCTTCACGAAATGGAGTGAGTTTTTCTAATACTTCTATCTTACGACTCGCTTGTTCTATAGGTGGAATTTTAGTCCAACAGGTAATATGTTTTCTTTGGATGACCTTTGGGTTGTCTTCAAAAAAGATTTGAAGAACATTAAAACCTAAATTATAAGCAGTATTCGCAACCTTAGTTAGGACTGTAGTCTTTCCTACCCCTGTAGGTGCAAGAAATACACCAATTTCTCCTTTTGCAAGGCCACCATCCAATAAATTATCAATTCCGGTAATGCCTAAAGGAATAGGGTGCCTAAAATCATCTGTTAATACCTCTTCTAATTCTGCAAACACATCTAAAGCATTATCGGTATTTTCTCCCACTTGTATTGCATGTCTAATAAATTCTTCACATTTATCATAAGATTCAAAATCTCCCTTTTCCAGAATTTTATTAACACGATTAATTGCTTTTTTTAGTTCTT